TGAAGAATAGTCTCCATCAGGATAAGAGAGGGTGCTTTCAACGTTCACGTAAGGACCAGCAAAAGCGGCTCCAGCGAGAAGGAAAGGTGATGCAGCTACAGCTGCGATTGTTGATTTGATTGACATGTTTGTTTTTTAAGTGTCTCGCATAGGTACAAAAAGACCCTGCGGATGATAGACTACCCCGACATGGGAGTCTTGTTACATCTACAGGGTTACGATTCTTTCGAGTCCTGAAGTTATGTAAACTTATTTATACATAATACCAGCTTATCGGGAGTGGGGTCAACCCCCCTTGTGCCAGTTTGTTTACTGTTTAACCTCACCTTCAGCGAGAGTAGTAGTTTTCAGCAGTGATTTGGATGCGGATTTAACCTGTTTTCCTGACCCATAATAGAACTCTTGTATCAATCTATTACCTTGAGCATCATCACCAACAATAGTAAAGAACCTACCAGTTCCCTTACCGCCAAGGGTAGCACCACCACCCATACCAGCACCCATTATAGTTGGTGCTGTAATCAAACAGAATGGTCCTAAGATCATACAACTGCCTAGTCCAGCAGCAAATCCTGCTGTTGCACCAGCAGCTCCACCTACAACTGAACCTGCTACATTAAATTCTTTCTCCTCAGTACTCCACTGTACCACATCAGTGATGTGTCCTACTGGTCCTATAACTCCTGTCTCATCTATTGTTATCTCACAGACTTCTAACTTCTCTTCAACAGGGCACTTTGCCTTATTGAAGTTCTTCTTTGCATTAAGCTTACCGTGATTAAATGATCCTGGTCTAGTAGATGATGCTAACGTTGCAGTTGGTAGCAGCATAGATGCAGCAATCACTGCTGTTAATAATCTCTTCATTCCTCCTCATTAAGTTGATCAACCCAATCGTCATCAGGTGTGAATATAATTGGACCTTGTGCTACTGCAGATTCAAGGTCTTCTAGAAGATCGTCATCATCCATGTTAATTAATATTGATAACACCAGACGAGAATAGAGTCATCGCAGATGAAGATGTTAAGTTTAGAGTAGACTGACTACTCAACTGAGTAGCACCTGTACCCATCATATTAAATGTACCTTCGGATTTTATTAGAGAGTTCACAGTAACAAGTTGACTCCAATCTTTAGTAACTGTAGTTAATAAATCACCACTATAAGTCTCGGTAGCAGTAGAACCAGACTGAGTAAAGGTATGATTACCAGTAATAGTCTGAGTGTTATTACCACCTATGGTCTCTGTGTAGTTTTTACCCACAGTCAAGTCCATCTTACCCTCAGTAAACTCCATCTTAGCATCACCTGTCTTTGCTGTCAACTTGAATGAGTGTGGTGCAGGAGTATTAGGCCACTTACCAACACCACCAACATCTACATGCAATCTACCACCAACATCAAGTTTCATCGAATCTGTTGATCGTATGTCTATTACTCCTCTAGAGTTAAAGTGCATCGTACCTTTCAGATGGTTCTGATAAAGCTCATAGTTACTTTCTAATGTATGCTTCCAAGGTCCAGATGATTGGATGTTCGCTAAGGTGTTGTCCATAGCAAATTCACCACAAGTAACTTCAAAGTTACCTGCACCTTTACCTGCTTGGATCATAACCTTCTCACCTGATAAAGTTAAGTCAGTATCAGCACTTACTTTAACATTCTTACCATGTATACTGACTTGATTACCTGTTGATTCTATATTAATCTCTCCACCTATTTTAAGTGATAGTGGTTTCTCTTCATTCAATAGATTCTCTACTTCTATTAGCATCCTACCACCACACTTGAGCACCAGATTTCCTTGTGATCTTATTATAACCTGACCACCTTGCTCATCCTCACCTATCTTAGCAGATCCTATAAAAATATTACCAGTCTCATCCATGTATATGGACTGACCATTATCAGTTGCTAAAAGATAAGTTGCTCTATTCTCATCATTAAGATGCCTCAGCTCCTTAGTACCAAGGAGTCTGCTCTTAGACATCCATGCTGGATTAGTAGCAGATGACGGTGCAGTATTTGGTGGTACTGTATACTTACCACCAGTACCATCAGGTAACTTCTGTTCTTGTACATCCGTAAGATGTTGATCTACTGCTACTTCTGTTTCGCTACTCATGATGGGCAATCCACATATCTACCAGTACCAATCTTCGCATATCCTAACATATCTCTTGTCTGACTGTCAAGACAACTCATACTTGGTAATGCTTTAGCACCATATCCACCACCACCTATAATCTCGACAGTAGGTGGTGTATCATATACTGTTGTTCTATCGATAATATCAAAACCAACAACAAATCCATCATCATTGATTCTAGCAGTAGCAAGCTTAGATACTCCATTAATATAGATGGTAGGAATACTAGTATAACCAGTACCTGGTCTTATTAAAGTTAATGAATCAACAACACAAGAAACTGAATCTGGTTTATAAGGAACATAATTAGTTCCTCTTTGTGTTATTCTGATCTCAGTAACACGACCTTCCTCATCTAATAAAGGAACACCTATAGCACCATAACCTTGTCCAGTGATTGCTATAGCAGGTGGAAGTATGTATGGATCTCCTGGATCATTTATAGGAATCTCAATGATCTTACCTACTGGATCCACAATAGGAGGTGCAAGTGTAGGTGGTCTAAATCCAGGATCTTCTTCAGGATCCTTCTTGGGTGGTGTAATTGCTTCTTCCTGTCCTATTATATGCACATGAGCTACAGCACCAGTACCATTAATACTCATACTTAACAACTCTCTATCTTCAATAGTACTATCTTCTGCAATACCCACAATAATAAGAGCTTTATTGTCGTAGATCTCAAATGTTCCGAAGAAATTACCACCAACTAAATCTGATCGAGTTATATTAGGACCAAACAATGTATATCCTAATATAGTTCCATTAGGAAGACCAGCACTTGCTATAGTATATGTTATAAATTCTCCTTCCTTATACTCAAGCTTATCAGAAGTAACAGCAATACTTACCTCGTCATCAACAAGTACAGGGGGTGGGTCTGTATATGGTATAACAGGATCATCTGGATCTGTTTCACCACCAATAATCTCTGGTACAGTAGGAATTCTAATACCTGGTCCTATCTCAGTAGGTGTATATGGTTCGGGTTCTCCTGGTGTTGGTTCTGGAGCTAAACCTATAGTAACTGTAGCCTCTTGATTTATAAACTCTGCTTCTCCTACACCAGTAGCATAATCTATCTCTATGGTGAAAGTTTCTGGTGTATCATTCTCAGAATCTAAGTATGTCTGCACGTAAATAACTCTTGATAACTGATTAGGACCAAATCCAAGAATACCATCAACCTTCATATAATCAACTCCTTCAGTAGCAGTACCATCTACTGACTTATAAGATACAGCACTAGAAGCTTGAGTATAACCAGTTCTTGTTACTGTAACCTCTGCTAAGAATCCTTCAATAACATTAGCATCACTAATAGAATACTCAACCTTTCTCTCAGTTGTTCTAGGATCATCATCACCAGGTGTTAATGTACCTGCACCTATATTAGGATTAGTAGGAGTACCATAAATCAATTCATTCTTACCACCACCAGGAGTAATCTTAGGAGTACCACCGTATATAATACCACCAGTTAGATCAGGTGGAGAGAACGTCCTAGCATCGTCACAAACACTCTGACCATAATCAAGTGGTCCATTCTCTAGTGATTCAATTAGTTCATCTAAGTTATCCTTCTTATCTTTCTTCTTAGGTCTAGTGGAATATGTATCCTCATCACCACACTTAGAATCCATACCACCACATGAGATACCAAGTATAGACATAATCTTAAACATCGCACCACCAACAATGTTCAGTGCATTACCTGCTATTTTAAGAATCGACTGCAGGGGACCAAGTACACTGTTAAGTAATCTATTAACAAAAGACATAATCTTGTTAAGGATCGCATTAACAAAGATATCAATCTGACATGTTGCTGCTCTGAATACTTTCATCAAGTAGTTGAAGATCAACTTAGTAACAAAGTCAATCAACCTTTCAAATATATCCTCAATAGAACATCCAATCTTAGCAAGCATCTTCTGCAACCACATCTGCACAGACTCCATGATACCCTTGAAAGGTGCTGTTATCATCTTAACAAGAGCTTCAACACCCTTCTTAAGTGCAGCAATTATCTCACCACGAATTCTTGCTAGAGCAGCCTTAATAACTCTAAGAACTTTATTAACGTATCCCTTTGCCTTATTAGCATAACCAACAAGCTCACCATTAACCTTATTAACTAAGTAGTCACCTATATTACCACCACTATCCTGAACCATTCTAAACAGTTCACCAAGAATATACTTAATCTCTGATTTAGTCTCTCCACCACACTCTGCCTGTGCTATAGCAACGGTAACATTAGAACCATATGGATTTACAGGTGAGTTCTCTTTCTGATGCATAAGATCAGAAGCAGCATATGTTCCTGGATCACCACCAGCAACTTGACCAGAAGCTATATTCTTATTGTTCTCAGCATAGTTAACTGCTAGATGTATATAAGGATTGGTATCTGGATGCCTTTTAGATGTGAATGCTAAACATGTTCCATCTTCAGACTTCAACTCCTCTGGTGCTAGGGATGCAGCATTAGGTGTCTGACCTAGTGAAGCTAATATTATAGGTCTTTGCCTATCAATATCAGTCCAAACACCAAATACCCAATCAGCAGGTTCTAAGTTAACAGTAGCACCCTTTCTACCACCAACACCGTATGGTGTAGTAAGAGGTAGAGTAGCATGTGCCCAAGGTAAATCTTCAGTTTTTACACTATCACATGAATGAGTATGAACACCAAGGATCCTCACCTTAAAGCGATTAGACGCTTTAACGGTATCAATCTGTTCTACTTGGCCTATCCACCAACTAGCACCATCCTCTCCAATTTTATGGAGAGGCATTGAAGATTGAAAAGGATCCATAGGTTATACCTCAATCATCATACACCAAGCACTCAGGCTCATCAGGATGCATTTCACAGAATAGTTCAATAGTGTTAGGATCGTGATGATCTCCACTATTAATCTCTTCTATATGATGCTCACGATAAGTTTCTAACTCATGGAGCTCTTCTGTAACATGCCTACGAGCTGCAGGACTAGTTGTTGGGTCATCTAAGATTTCCCTGTCTTTTTGAATATGTTCTTCTATAGTTGTCATAGTTGTCTATCCTAGAATAATAGAACTTCGTTATTTTGTAATTGTTGAGCTCCAAAGGAGTCTCTTTTTAATTTTAACACAGTAGTTACCTGCTGTGTTCTTTGATCAAAGAATCGAGATAAACTATGAATGAGATAGAATCCACTGTTAGATTCATCTATCGGTTCATCTAGTTTCTGATCTTCTGATATTGACGAAGGTAGAATCACGTTAATAATTTCCCCCACACACAAATCAATATTTCCTGGGACATCAATTCGTAATCCTTGTGTATTTAGCATAAAATTACGAGAAATATTCTGTACTATGTTATGCTTACTATAATCCCAGTAATTATTATCATTTTTATAACCAGGATCATCAGGGTCTGCTGTGTCTGTACCATTGTAATATTTCTCATGGTCAACTATAGTTGATAAGATCCTAGTTGGCTGCTCAGAAAGCTTCTTTTGTATTGGGTTTAACTTAGTCTGACTACCTAGATGAGATTGATTATCCCACTCCTTGTTTAAGTTATAAGTATATACCTCAAACTTACCAGAAGATATATCATAGGTCTGTAACTGTGAGGAATATGTTCCTAAACGTAGTGCATGAATTAGATTTATCTCACTCTCAAAATTAACATTTATAATGGAATCCTCATTAACACCATCATTTACACCATCAATAAATGATCTTACCTTTCCACCACCACCAAACTCTCCTTTAGTATCACAAAGAGCATCAATTGATTTAAAATGATATCCCCTTCGATTCTCAAAGAATACATATCCAGCACTACCTCCCAATGATTTCTCATCATTTGTAGTAGAAGAATCATCACTACCCTTCATATTAGATTTAGCAGCAGATAGAGAACCATTACAAAGAGAATTAATCACTTGGAATGGTGACTTACCATTAGGATGTATTTTCGTATTATTCCCACAAGGAGTTGTAAAGATCTCCTTCTCTGAATTAATAACACTATCATCACCTGTTAAGATCTTCTTTACTATCAGATCGGGACGACCTTCCATTGTCTTAGAAACCTTTCTAGCTTCATTAGTGAGAGCTTCTGCTGATATCAATCCAATATTATATGTCTGTATTTTATTAGATACAGATCTATCACCAACCATATAGACCATCAGAATATAATGATACTCTGTCTCATTAGGTCCAACAACACTCATATGAACTTCTTCACCACCAATTATCTTATTGATTACACTTTCACCAGAGTCTAATATCCTAATATTAGCACTTACATAAGGATCAGAGATAGATTCAAAATATGTTATAGCTTGAACACCAGGAATCAAATCCCAAGGCTTACCAGAGTTATCAACTAGATCTAATTTCGTAAGAAAATACGAAAATGCTGTACTGTTATTCTCCATTATGCATTAAGCCTCTGAAGACTATTAAATTTATAAGGATCAAGATTCTCATTCCTTGTAGGTAAACTTGCTAAGTTCACTTCAGTAGCACCACCATTAGATCCAGCATTATTATTAGTACTAGGAGGAGGTGGAATGAATACAAATGTAGGACTACTTGATGTCTCACTACTAAGACCAGCAACCTGTTGATTCAACTTATTACTCAACCCCTGTGCTCCTTCAAGCTTAGTAGGCAGATATTGCTGCCAATTAACTGGTGACCATCCCTCTGGTTGTACAGAATCACCAGAAGTTTGCCATGAATGATGGAAGAAATTACCAGTTGGATCAAACATAGGATCTTCTGATGCAACTCTATTGCTCAATTGAGACTGTCCTTTAAAGTCAGTTCTACCTGCTAAAATTTCAAGTGCTTTTGCAAGCTTTGCTTGTCCTTCTTTACTCTGCAATAGAGCTGCAATCTCAGGACTGTCCACCATCTTTCCTTTCTCAAATGCTTCATACTGTCCAGGTGCTGTGATGATCTCTCGTATAGTACCATCACCTCTTGCTTTTCTATTAAGAATAGAAGCAGCAACACCATAGATATCATCTGTACCTAGAGAAGCCTCACCACTAATAGCATAGGCTAAATCCTTATAGTCATTCGCAGTTAGACCCTTCAAAGATCCACTAGTAGTATTATTACTTGTACTTGTCTGGAAGAAGGTCTGTCCATTGACTTTAGAGATATTGTTAGTTTCACCTAAAACTCCAGTCAGATCTGTTGAAGCAACTTGTGCTATCTCAGTACCCAGAAATTGCTCTGCACCAAAAGCATTGGATTGGTTATCCTTATTATTATGTTCCTTAAGTTGTTGTTCCCAGAAAGACTTAGTATCATACGAACTACCAGACTCATCAAGCTTAAGTTGTTGTGCTTTTATCATCTGACCATAACCACGTTTTTCTAACTCTTTAAGCATTGCATAAAGGTGTATAAGATCCATCTCTCTAGATGTAACTCCTCTATTAGTAAAACCAAGAGTAACTACATTCTCTAGAATATGACCCATCTTTCTACTGAACTCAAGTGCTTTTTCTGGTCCAGTAAGTGATTCCAACTCCTTTATCTTTCCAACTATTTGAAGAATCTCTTTCTCTTGCAATTCTTCAGACTTTTCATCAAAACCTTCAAGTTCCTTATTAGCTTTCCTCCTATCCATCTCATGACGCACCGCATCTTGAGCAATTCCAATAGTCAGAGCTATAGCAGGATTCCTCCAATTCTTTGGATTCCTAATTCCCCTCCCAAGACTACGGAGCCATCCTCTTCCTTGATTCTTTACAAGCTTACCTCCATTTGCCTTTACTAGATCACCACCAGTTTCAACTATCTCCTGACCAAGATTTCTACTACCTGACTCTACAGCTTCAGAACCGATATCAACAGTAAGATCTCTTGCAAGTTTTTCACCACCTTCAGATGCAATCTCTCTACCTGCATTATCTATAAGTACTGGTTCTGGAATCAATTCGTCAGCATTTCTACTTAGATCCACTCTTTGAGATTGTGATTCTGGTAATTGGAGTTGACTTCTTTTCTTGCCTCTATTAAAGAATCTATTAAGCCAGTTCTTTTTATTTCCAGTTTCTACAATCTCTTCAGTAACGTTTGTTAAATTATTTGTATTCTTATTGTTTAAAATATTACCCTTTTGATCAATAATTGCATCTTTAGCATCAATATTCTTATTACCACGATTAAACAGGTTCTTAATCCTAGCCCAATTATCTTTAATGCCCTGACCCATCTTCATTCCTCTGAAGATCTTAACAAAATTGCTCGCAAATGCCCTAAGGCTCATAGGCATTGACTTAAGAGCTAAAACACCTACACCAATTGGAACTAAGGTATCTCTAACTTTACCAATTGCTCCTAGCAGACCATCATTACACTCACACTTTTCTTTCTTATTTTCTTTCTTCTTCTTCTTTGGCCATCCCTGAGTACCAGAAAGGAATTCCTCATCCTCCAGCCTCTTCTCTTGTCTCAATCTCTTAGCATCGTCTAACTGATCTCTCTTAAGATCAATAAACTTAACAAGTAAACCATTCTGTGCTTCTAATATAGCACTCTGCTTTTTATTCTCATTCAGGTTCTCAACATCAATCGCAGTACCATCATCTAAATTAACTGGATCTAGTGGACTAACACTAGTGGAAAACATGGATGTTATACCATTAATACCACTTACTATAAAATCATCTACAGCCTGAACAGAATCCTGAACAAACTTAAGATTTGCAGGATCAATAGGATTATCACTACCACCAGCCTTAGCTCTCTTCCGCAGCTTCTTATACTCCGAAATAAGAGTATCAGCAAGACTCTTATCGGTTGTAGTTTTTGAATATCCTTGGGTTCCTGAAGCCATTATCGTTGTGCTTGCTGTTTTTGTTTAAGTTCCTCAAGATATTGGGTAAGGAGTGCAAGATATACTACTCTCTCCCAAGGCATCATATTATCTAGTTCTGTCAAACTATATTTATGGTGCTGCATTAGAGCGAAGTTAGTTTGATAATACTCCTCCAGATTAGTATGGAAGAGTGCTATGCGAAAAAACTCTGCAGCCCCTCTAAGGTATATGTAGACGACTTCTTGGTATTAGGATTAACAACATCAAACTTATGTTGAAGCTTAGGCATTGTTTCAAAGAACTTAGACACCTTATTGAACTGTCTTTGAGTAAGACTCTCAATAAATTCTTTAAGTTCTTTTGGTGTACACTCAGAAGATTCAGTGACATCTTCACCATCAAATATTTGATCTATACATCCAATAATGATGTCTAGACCATCCATATCAGTCTCACCTCTAACCCCAAACTCAATGAAATGATCTAACTTAGGGTATTTCATAATAACACCCACAGTCTTATTGATCATAACCTTATCAGTATGACCCTTTGGTTTAAAAACCTTTACTTCATTGATATTAATGGTATGTGATACTTTAGTCTTATTATCATCTAGGCACACCACATTGACCGTGATTTCTTCTCCTACAGAAGCAGCACGAATCTTGAGGAATACATATTCCAGATCAAAACTAGGTAAATCTTCAATTTTTATACGAGATGTAACACAAGCATTAATTACATCTATAGTTGCTTGTGTTATCTGTTTCTCATCTCCTGAGTCCATCGCAATAAGAAGGACTTTCTCTTCTTTAACAAGAAATGGACGGTATTTAATCTTTTTTCCGTTTGACGGTAATTCGAGCTCATAGGTAGGAGCAACAACCTTTGGTAAAGCCATAATGTAATTTTCTTTTATTTAGTACGTAATGTTATAAACACAGACTACCCTAAAATCTCCTGGTGATGTTGGGCAGAGTGCATGATAATAAGATCCATCAAACAACAGCATCTTACCTTTCTCAGGTTTAATTTCATGCTTGACTGGGATAGGATCATTCTTCCAATCAATAGTCTCATATGGTATTATACCATTATTCTCTGCAAACCCAGGACCAGTAGCAGAAGATCCCTCATTATAATCAATCTGTTTATCAAAAATATAAGTACTACCAACTACATCATTAAGATATAAAAGAGCAGTGTAATGATTTTCAGGATAATCTACATGAGGGTCACCACAATGATAGTTTGGAAAATAACACGTGCAGTTCAAGCATGATCTGGTTATACGCTTATATTCCAATCCATTATCACGCATGAAATTTTTAAGAATTGTCTTAAAGAATGGATAGAATTGTGAATTAGCTCTCGGATTATCTCTCTGCAACAAAACATGTGAGAATTGAGGAAACTTATTCGTGGTAGTAAAAGGATCCCAAAGCCAGTTAATACGTGGAGATCCTTGAGCTTGCAAGTGCTGCTTTGAAGTCCCGTAGAAACAGTTATCCATGAAATCATCTATAACTTCAGGATTCCTGATAAATTTTTCGATCATCATAATTTAGTACGCAATGTTATAGACACAGATCACCCTAAGATCTCCTGGTGATGTTGCACCAGCTGCATGATAATGAGATCCATCAAATAGCACCATCTTACCTGCTTCTGGATTAACTTCATGCTTTACTGGAATAGGATCATTCTCCCAATCAACATTCTCATAGGGTATTATAAACTTTGAAGAGTCCTCTTCTAAATTCTTATACTGAGCATTTTTATCAAAAATATAAGTATTACCAACTACATTATTAAGATATAAGATAGCGGTGTAATGATTTTGAGGAGAATCTACATGAGGATCACCACAATGATAGTTTGGAATATGATACGTGCAATTTATGCTTGCTCTAATTATACTCTTGTGTTCTATTCCATTATCGTTCAGGAAGTCTTTAATAAGTCTCTTAAAAAATTTCCAGTATGGTGAATCAGAGAACAAACCAGTAGTAGGTCTCTTATGATATTTCATATACAGAGAATGGGAGAATTGAGGAAATATAGACGAGGTAGTATGATGATCCCAAACCCACTTAACACGTGGAGCTCCTTCCTGCTTCTGGTAAAAACAGTTATCCATGAAATCATCCACAGCTTTAGGATTTCTGATGAACTTTTCTATTTTTTCAATCATAATAAAGTTAAGTTTTTAGCTGATAGTAGAAGAATTCAATACATCTCCTACTTTGATATTTTCTTGAGCTGATAAGGAATTTGAAATTTTTCCTGGATTCCATGAACTAATGTCATTATACTGCACATGATGCTTAGTATAATGGAATGTCGCTGTAGCTTTAGTTATCTGAGAAGCACCAAATGATAATGGTATAGACTCAACTGCATATGGATAAGCATCATGAAGAATATGAACTTCAGAAATTCTTTCAATTTCTGAATTATATCCTTTCTCTACCTTTGCTATCCTAATAGTAGCAGTATAATCATCTGGATATCTAAGTCTAGTGGTTCTATACTTACTCTTCTCATCTATTGACGACATCATAAAATCATATCCAGCACTTGTGGTCTCTGGTACATATCCATCCTTATCAACAGGATCTGTGTTTGTATCAGGTGCATATTCCGCAAATATATACTGCCACCAAGCATTAACGAACTTAAATGGTTCCATATTAGCATCACACATCCATCCTAATTGAACATCAGTGTAAAGCTTGGTGTGAGCATATGATATAGATCCTTCTCCTAGAAGTCTCCCTTGTAGTTGTCCCGTGGCTGCTTGTGAAGGTGGTAATTGAGCTTCATCACAAAATCCTTCGTATATATCCGCATCAGTTATAACACTATCAATATACTTCTTTAATTCAGTACCCATATCAAATTTTACAGCGAATCCATTAGACATCGCCATACCGCCTTTCCTAGCGATATCCTGAACGTATTTTGGTATTGAGGTGTTAGGCACTCTAAATATGTACGTGTATCCATTATTATTTAGGATGGCTTATTCAGGTAAGTATAAACCTAAGAATCCTAAGAAGTATAAAGGGAACCCAACAAAGATCATATACAGATCAAATTGGGAGAAAAAATTTATGCATTTCTGTGATTCTACCGATTCGATTCTTGAGTGGGGCAGTGAGGAAGTAATTATTCCTTACCGTTGCCCTACTGATGGTAAGCTTCATAGGTATTACCCAGACTTTTACATCAAAACTGCTAAGAAACAGAAATACATAATAGAGATCAAACCAAAAAAGCAAGTTAGAGGTCCAGAAAAAAATCCTAAGCGAAAAACTACTGCTTGGAAGAAATCTGTTCTAGTCTTTATGAAGAATAAAGCAAAATGGAATGCTGCGGAAAATTGGTGTGATGATAGGAGTATGAAGTTCAAAATCCTAACGGAAGATCAACTACATGTCTAAACAAACCATATTTGAACAAGTCAAAGAAAAAGCAAGTAGTAAGGAACAAACTTCCGCATGGTATAGGAAGCAGGTTCGTCTTATTGCGAAGAATTATACTGACGTTGAAAAGTTGATAAGAGAGGATAAACAAGAAAGCTTAACAGAAGATAATTTCCAAGATACTAACCGAGTTCGCAATAATGTAAGGGAAGGTCACCTATATCTCTTTGAGTATAAAGCAACTAAAAAGTACCTACCATACTACGATCAATTCCCATTAGTGTATGTTACTAAGAGGTCATCTTCCAATGATTTCTTTGGTACAAACCTACATTATATCAATCCGAAGTATAGATACACTGTAATAAAGAACTTAATTGAAAACGACACACTCAACGTACCTAAGATAACCTTCCATAAATACTTAGATAGTAATGTTATAGGTAGATTCTTAGACCTCGGTAAAGACGAATGGTATACGGCAATATACTTGCCTATTGATAATTTTATACGTGATAAAAACGGACGTAAGCTTCCTGTAAGGAAAGATACAGTCTGGAATAAAACCTACGAGAACCGAAGATACAGAATCAAAACTAAAAGGTCGATTGAAGATTATAGTGATGAACCAACTATTCTAATACCATAAATGTCTGCTACAACTACTGATACACAACTAAGATATCCAGCACAATTAGAAGTAACAGATAACACAGATTATCTGTCATTTGGGTTCTACAAATACTATCCAGCTTTCAGGAAGAGAGGTATAAGAAGTGATAGAGTAGATGCCTACAATCAAACTGTTGGGGCGATGGGAGGTGAAGATAAAGGAACTGCAAGTCTATTTGATTCAAAGAAGTCAATAAGAACAGAACAAAAATTAAATAGTCCAGGTGGTAATTTTGGTAAAAGGGTGGATGGAAGTAAAGAGATATTAATATACATGCCACCTGATATCAGCACATCATTTGCTGCTGACTGGGGTGGTAAAGAAATGAGTAATGCTTCTGCTGGACTTATGTCTGCAGCTGCAAATACATTTGCTGGTGATATGGCTGCTTTAGCAGATAATACTCTTTCTGGTATGATGAATGTAGGTGCATTATCTCAATCAGTTGCAGCACGTATTACTAAAAAAATAGCAGAAGCATCTGGTAGTAGTCTAACAATGAATGATGTTATGGCAGGTACTACAGGAACTATATTAAACCCAAATGTAGAAGTATTATTTGGTGGTCCTAAACTACGTAATGTTAGTTTTTCATTTAAAATGTCTGCTAGGAACAAAGGCGAAGCAGGAGTGATCCATGATATCTGTACATCATTTAAAAAGTATTCATTACCTGGTTATAGTGCTACAAATAAGATACAAGATTCAGTTGCTGCTGGATTTACAGGTATTATTACTGGACTTGCTGATGATAAATCAGACAATATGGGCAGACATCCTAACTTTATAGAAGTACCAAGCTTGGTTATGCTGAGATATATGAAAGGTAATACAATGCATCCATACCTTTCTCAATATAAGTCATGTGCTATAACTAATGTAGATATTAATTATACACCTGATGGAGTATATTCAACAAGTATTGATGGTTATCCAACAGCAGTTGAACTTAGAATAGGTCTTGTAGAAACAAAACTTGTATATAGTCAAGAGATAGGTGAACAAACTGGTAAAACTTGGGCACCTGGTATGACTAAAGACGGTCAGCCTGCAAATAACGAAAACATAGGAAGAACCTGGAGTTACTAAATGTATTTTGCTACTCAACCAAAAATAGAATACGACTTAAAACCACAAAGCTTTCCATTTTCAAGCTCCGATTTTACCATTGCTAATAACTTCTTCAGAAGGGTATCTACGAATGAAGATAGTTTTGGTTATATTGCGTATTTTAGGAAATACGCTATTCCCGAAGATATGAGAATAGAAACTCTAGCAGAAGGGATTTATGGAGCTCCTTGGTATGATTGGGTTATTGCTATATCCAATAATATAACAAATACTTATACTGACTGGCCTTTATCAGAAAATGCTCTACGAGTTTGGGCAGAAGAAACGTATGGAAGTCAAATATACAGCGATATCAGATATTACGAAATTAGTGAAGATGTTAAAAATGATGCAGGAACGATATTTTTGAAAAAAGGGCAAAAAGTCGATAAAACCTTCTATGACGGCAATTTCCAATATAACTCTCAAGACGCAAATAACGCAACTATCACTGTTGCTGGAAATACCATATCTAGAGGTGTTTCGGTATTTGAAGATGAAACCAGAATAAATGAAGCTAAGAGAGAAATCTACATACTCAAAGGGAAGTATTTACAAGATTTCGTACAAGACCTAAAAAAGCAGAGCACCTACAAGAAGTGCTCTGCTTACGTTAATAACAAATTAAAAAGGACTCTAGTCTAGCTCGACTTTTTTGAGTAAAAATGGTCGGGGATTTTTTTCCCGAATTGCCAGAACTAGAAAGTCATTTTCCCCACCTAGTCTTCCTCTGCTAAACTAGCAAAGTAACTCAGTGCGTCATCATCACTTGTACTTTTAGCCTTAGTGTTGAACTTAGGTGCAGCAGATGCTGCTACCTTCTCAACAGGCACTGGTTCAAACTCTTCTTCTGCCTGTGCTCTGAAAGCAGCAGGTGCAGGTGAACTATTGAGTACTGCGTTTAAACGAGTCTCTAGTTCCTCATATGTTTTGAACTGATCTTCAGCAGTAAATGCTGCTAAACTATGTTGTTGCTTATATGTGGCTTCTAGTTCAGCATCATCAGCACTTAGAGCACTAACAGCATCGAACTCGGAACTATCATAGTTCCAGAAACCAGCAACAGTCTTAATCTTCAACTTAAAGTTTGCTCCTTCCCAGAAGTCAAACACATTTACAGGAGTCTCGTCTTGAAACTCTGGCTGCATTGCCGCCATTACCTTGTCGAAAATCTTCTTACCGAACTTGTATAAGAATACCTTACCTTCATTTTCAGGGTTCTTAGGATCTTTAACAACAACAATGTTCGTATAGTAGGTAAGCTTACGCTTCTGCTTACGAGCAATGTCCTTGTCTGATTCGTGACCACTGTTCCACAACTTACGATTAACTTCACCAACAGGATCTTTCTTGTTTTGTGTTGTTAAACTGTTTTCGATGTACCAACCACCAGGACCTTGGAAAGCATGTGAATATAACTTTGCCCAAGGAAGGTCTTCACCTTCTGGGGGTGGAAGAAATCTGATAACAGCGTAACCATTACCTGTATTATCTAACTCTGGTCTCCAGAACCTCTCGTCTTTACCTCCACCTGTTTGGGTGGTCTTCTCTATCTCTTTCTGGAGAAAATCAAAATTTGCCTGAGATTTTCGTTTTAGATCTGCGAACGTCATAGATTGTTTTAGATTTAATTGGATTGTGTTTTTGGTGGGAGGTTGGATTAATGTGTACCAACAAGTACAGGGCATTGCTACATTAGTAGATTTTTACTGTACTATCTGAGACCCGACTGGTAGGTCGGTTCTACTCTTGCGAGCAGCAGCACCACCTGTGTCTCATCACCTTAACTAGCCTTATGCCAGCAAGCTTATTCAGTCACTCCCGTATCAGGTAGCGAACCCGATATACTATTTATAGCAT